ACCTAGAGCACTACCAGCAGGCTAACGCCAGACTGCACAGGCAGGGGCAGCCATACCCGGTACAGGTCTATAGGCTTATTTGTAGTGGCACCGTGGACGAAAGGGCCTGCGCAGCGCTGGAAAGCAATAAGGGAGTACAGCAAAGCCTCTTAGACAGTTTGAACTATTTAATACGAAAACACCGTGAGTAACCGAAAAAGGGTAAATATATCTTTGGATCCGCAGACCTACGACAGACTGCAGCGACTGCAGCAGGCGTACGGCTTTAAGAACCTCTGCGAGCTGGTGGTTGCTTTCAGCCATATACTGATAGACCGTATGGAAACCCCGGCTAGGCGTAAGTATGATATACCGGAAGATGACGGGCAGTACATAGACAGTATGTTTAGCGATTTGGCAGGGGCAGAGGCAGAGGACGATAACAGCGTAGTAGTGAACGGCAGACGTATACACAACCACAACAGGTAACACAATGGCAAAGGATAAGGAATACCAGCAGCTGATACATACTGGCAGATGGCTAAAGCTCAGACGTGACACACTGACAGCGCACCCCTGCTGCCAGCTATGCGAACAGAGAGGCGAGATTACAGCAGCTACAGAGGTGCACCACGTACGACCAGTAGAGGACGCGTTTAGCCGGGCAGAGAGAGCGCAGCGTATGTATGACCCGCACAACCTGTTAGCCCTGTGCCATAACTGCCACGTACAGATACACGTAGAGTTAGGCAGAAGCGGTAAGGCAGCAACAGCGAAGCGGAACGCCGAACACGTGGCGGCTATTATAGACAAATACTTTTAAGGCTATGGATGGTATCATATACAAGCGTACGGCCCCTAATGGTAAGAACTATATAGGACAAACCGTTAATGAGAGGCGCAGGCAGCACGACTGGTTTTACAAAAGAAATTACAGCGGCGGCAGTAATCCACACCTAGAAGCGGCACGGAATAAATACGGCCCAGATAGTTTTAGCTATACTGTGCTGGAAAGATTTACAGGTACCAGTAATGAGGTAGCAGAGCGACTAAATGAAAGAGAAATATACTGGATAGCTTATTACAAATCTAACGATAAACGAAAGGGCTATAATCTGACGGCAGGCGGTGGCGGCTGTAACGGATACCGCCATACACAGGAAAGCCGAGGCAGAATAAGTGCCGCCCACAAAGGAATAAAGAGAAAGCCTAAATACACCCGGTACGGTCTGGTTAATGAATACAACGAATACGGGGATATGGTAAGGACTGGATATATAACAGATTTTACGCGCCGCGGTAGAGCTGGGTACCAGATACTATCAAGCTGTCAGCACGGCTGCTGGTTAGGCTATCGTACTTACCGCTTTGCGTCTATGGCGTTAGCGTCAGTAGAGCCGCTGGTAGTGAGAATGGAAAAGCAAACAGACTTAGCAAAGATAGATATATACAGCGTCGAAACAGGAACGCTGAAACAGTCTTTTAGATTTATACGGGACTGCGCCGCTTACCTGAATGGCAAAGAGCGTGAGGTATCTAAATGCCTTCACGGAGAAAAGCCACAGTATAAAGGCTACGTGATAGTTAAGCACGGACGCAAAGCAATAATAGACGACAAAGTAAAGCAGGCGTATGAGTGGTATAAACTTTATGGCAGCCCGCAGACACAATGACGGGGCGGGTTTTTTAAGAGGGTGGCCGTCGCAGTAAACCTCGCCCCCACTTTTGAGCGACGCTGAGTAAATTTTTGAATTTTCGGAACTTTCGTAAAAAATGCTTAAAAATTTGGATTTATGGCAAAAAGTGTAGCAGATTACCGGGCTGAAATAGTAAAGGCCCTGAAAGCAAACAACCGGTACAGTAAAGGGCTGGATATGCAGATACAGTCACTGGCTACGGCTATGCGGGCGCTGGAGATCGCTAACGCTGATATAGACGGGCTGGACTGTACCTACGTCTACGAAACCACGCGCTACGGCGAAAAGATGGTACCGCACCCGGTATTTAAGGTGGCGAAAGACGCGCAGGACCTTATTACCAGACAGCTAAAGGCTTTGAGCCTGACTGCTGAGGATCTGGCAGGCGACGTAGAGGACGACCCGTTAGTAGATCTGACAAAGAAACTAAACAAGAAGCGTACGAAGCCGGTAATACTGAAACCGGAAAAGGCAGAAAAATAGTATATGACTGAGGACGAAAAAGACCGCCTGCGACGGGCGAAAGAGGACGTAACGGCTTTGCTGAAAGCCACGCCGATAGCCAGCTACCGACTTACTGAGGTGGATAGCCGGTTAGACGCGTACGTACGTGAGGTAGCCGGGCACCCTGACAAACATAACCTGTTTGAACAGCTGGCCGTAGCGCGGTTTTTCAGACTGGTAGACAAGTACGGTATAAACGTCTCAGAGGTGCAGCGTTTCTACGATCTGTACGAAAGCCTGTATTTTCCGGGCGTAAAAGGGATACAGCGTTACAAGCTGACACCCGTACAGTGTTTCCAGTTTGGCAGTGTCTACGCTTTCTGGGATGGCCCGCGCCGTATAGTCAGAGAGGCCCTGTTTTACGTGCCGCGTAAATTCAGTAAGACTACCAGCAGCGCTGCGCTGGCTATAGATGACCTGCTATACGGCGACGCTAACGCGGAAAGCTATACCGGTGCAAACAGCAGCGATCAGGCTAAAAAGTGCTTCGACGTAATCCGCGGCTGCATAAAGAAGCTGGACCCAAAGGAACGCCGGTATACTGTCAATGAGCAACAGATAAAGAGCCGCCGAAAGGATCGCACGGCTTTTGCCCAGTGCCTGACGGCCAACGCCAGAACCAAAGACGGTCTGAACGCCAGCACCGTTATTATGGATGAATTTAGCCAAGCCCGCGACAGTGAGCTACTGACGGTACTAACTACCTCTATGGGCGTGCGGCTTAATCCGCTTACCACGATTATTACCACTGCGTCCGACGTTTTCGACGGGCCGTTTTACGAAATGCTACAGGGCTACAAATCTGTACTGCTGGGCGAGTATGAGGACGACAGCGTATTTATCCATATTTTCGAGCCGGATATAGACGACCCAGAGGACGAAGAAAGCACGTGGTACAAAGTGCACCCGCATTTAGGCGTAACGGTAAACATAGAGTTTTACAGGCAGGAATACAAAAAGGCGCTGCGCGATGGCTCAGAGGCTATGTTAGCTTTCCGTACAAAGCTGCTTAATATCTACGCCGAAAATGAACAGCGCAGCTGGATTAGTAGCACGCTGGCCCGCCATATCAGTAAGCCGCTGGCGCTGGATGGTATCAAAGGTCGCCCGGACGCTATGGCCGCTATAGACCTTTCCGAAAGCGACGACTTTAGCGCCGTTACTTTCGGTATGTATAGCTCTGAGGGTAAAAGTTTCTTTTTCCATACGGCCTATTTTTTTCCTGAGGGCGCGTTAAAGGGACACGTAAATGAAAAGCTATACCGGGTCTGGGTAGAAAAAGGTTATCTGATCCTGACACCGGGCGACGTTATAGACTACCGGGTAATCGTAAACTACATACTGAAAGTTAATAAATACGTCCGTATACTCAGGATAGGTTACGACCCGTGGAAATCGCAAGAGGTAATAAATATGCTGGCCGCGTCTGGTGCGTCTAACGTGCTGGCGGGCGTAAAGCAGACCTACGGCACGTTTACGGCCCCGGTAGAATCCTTTGAGCACGGCGTTAAAACGGGCCATATCTTTATAAACGACAACCCTATAAACGCCTACTGTTTCGGTAACGCCGTGCTGGATACGGATAAGCTGGAAAACTGCAAGCCTATAAAACGTAAGCAGAGCCAGAAGATAGACGGCGTAATTACTAAACTTATGTGTATGCGCTTATTTATTGATTATGAGCGCTAAAACCGCTACAATCTGTAACGCTTTCGGGTAATGTTAGACGTATTCGGGTACCAGATACCGGGTTTTACGCGTATAGTAGAGGACCAGATTATTTTTATATGGGTTTACTGGATACTATACGAAATACGTTTAGGCGCTCTACGCCTGACACCGGCAGCGGTGCTCAGGCTCCACAGCAGCCGCAGGCACAGGCCGAACCTAGCGCAGCGCGTCAGGGTAAAGACCTGTATACCCTGCCGCTGGTGCAGAATACCGCGCTAAACGTGGCTACAGTTTACCGCTGTGTAAACTTTCTGGCCGATAAGGTGGCAAATCTGCCGCTGCAATATCAGAGACTGAAAGGCGATATTTTCGCTAACGACGTTAATAGCCGTCTGCACTATCTTTTAACCGTGCAGCCGTCCGAGAACCTTAGCGCGTTTGACTTTTGGTGGCTGGCTGTAAACTATATGCTGCTGAAAGGTAACGCGTATATAGTGCCGGTCTACGATCCCGTTACTATGGACTTTGCCCGGCTGGTTATAGTTAATCCGCAGTGCGTAGCCCACGATACGATAAACGACACCTACACGGTAAACGACGTAGAGGCCGGTATATCGGGCGTATACTTTGAGGACGAAATTATACACCTCAAAAACTACACGCGAGACGGTAAGCACGGTATTAGTACGCTGACCTTTGCGCGTACCGTGCTGGAGATCGCTACCACCGGCGACGCTGAGACGCTTAACCGCTTCCAGAACGGCGGTAACGTCCGCGGTATCGTATCCAACGACACCAGCGTACGCGGCTTTGGCGAATATCAGGACACCGAGCTACAGAAAACGGCTACAGATCTGGACGAAAGGTTTAGAGCTGGCGAGCGTATAGTATCGCTGCCCGGACAGGCGCAGTT